GCATCTGAAGAATTTTGGATTCCTTATCTAGATCCAACAACAAATCGTGTTCGCAGGTATTTTCCAGACTTCTTTATTAAATACAAAGACAAGGACAGCAATATTCGTAGATCGGTGATCGAAGTGAAACCGATGAGGGAAACACTGCAACCAAAGGCGACAAAGGGTAAATCAAGAAAGACAATGATAAATGAATCTATGACATATGTAAAGAATCAAGCAAAGTGGAAAGCTGCAAGAGAGTTTTGTGAAGATCGTAAATTAGAATTTAAGATCATGACTGAAAAAGAATTAGGAATACGATGAGCATTCTTCAAAGAATAATGAATAAAGTTTCTGGTCAAGTCAGCGAAGAATTTTTTCGTAGTCAATTACTTGATGAACTTGGTTCGACAAACTTTGAGACTGATTATGCGGATACTGCTGGATTTGCGCCTGGCGAATTGTATTTTTATACTTACTCAGCACAGACAAGACAACCATATTATGACATGTTTCCACTTACATATGTGATTGAAATGAGGTCGAATGGATTTTTAGGTTGTAATCTTCATTATGTTCAATTGACTCAAAGAGACGAACTTGCAACGAGCTTACTAAATAACTCTGCTCAAGGTGCAGTTGCAGTTCCTCCAAGAACTCTACATAAATATCTTTATACTGGCGTAAGAGGCACACCATATCGTATTCCAAATGCTGAATGGTCAGATGTAGCACAATTACCCACTGAAAAATTCGTTGATATGAGAGGAATACCAGTTTCAAGAGATCGAGTTTACAACAAAAACTAATGTCAAAAAGTCGAAAATATTCAATTCCAGGCACAACGTTTGGGTCAAAGTACGTTTTTTATTTTAATGAAAAAGGTCAGATAGAAGGTGTTAAGAAACAAACTGAACTCGGAAGACCGTTAAGATCTATTGATCCTGGCAGTGCCGAATTTGAAAAAGTAACAAGTTCTTCTCAAGCTTTGAATGCATATAATGTTCACAATCACAAAGGGGAAAAAGATAATTATAAACAATCAGTTGATGATATAGAAAAGGCAACTAATGAAGAACTGGATGATACTAAAGAAAAAGAATCGAAAAAAGAAACTAATGAAGAATTTGTGACTAATGATATTGAAAAACCAATGTCAATAGCAGAAAGAAGAAGAGAGGCTCAAACTGGAACTCTAGGTAGTCAAGAGAGTGGATTTGGTGCAACTGGATTTGAGAATCAATCTCAGTTATATGCGTATCCATTCGATATCGATCTAGATCAAGATCATCTTAAAATTACAAGATATGAATATCTAAGAAGTAGCATAAATGCAAGTAAACCTCCTACTTTGGAAGGAGTTAATGAAAAAGGAGACGCTGCTCAATTCGGTGCTGTAACTGATGTTAGGGAAGTTGAAGGTGGCACTGTTTTAGGTGCGTTAAAAGGAAGTGTCATACTACCGATGCCAAAGGTAACTGATGTGAACGCTGCAGATTGGGGAAAAAGTGAGTTAAATGCACAAGGAATGGCAGCTGCTGGTTTAGCATCAAAACTTATTGCTCAACCAGGCGAGACTCCAGATGAAAGAGAAAGAAGATTACAAGCATTTGAGGACTTGAAGAGTCAAAGAGGTGGTGAGGAAGGTGGTAGTGTAAGAAGAAAAACAACAGGTGCAATATATAACCAAATCGTGGCTAAAACAGCGGGATTACTTTTAGGTACAGATCTAAATGCAGATACAGTTTTAGCAAGACAAGGTGGTACAGTTCTAAATCCAAATGCAGAGATGTTATTTCAAGGCCCTGCTCTAAGAGACTTTACCTTTAAATATCGAATGATAGCAAGAAATCAAGATGAGGGTCAAATGATAAGAAATATAATTAGATTTTTAAAATTAGGTATGGCGCCAAAATTCAGAAGTTCTACATATTTAAAAAGTCCAGATGTATTTTCATTAGAATATAGAAGAGGAAAAGACGAAAATGGTATCTTAGATACTGTAAATAGATTTAGTCCAGGCGGTCTTGCATTAACTTCAATAAACACAGACTATGCTCCTAATTCTTACTGGTCTGCATATCATGA